GCTCAACCGCCCGCCGGAACTGTGTACGAGCGAGGTATTGGGGGAAGACGCCTTCGTTCATGGATACAAGGAAATTAAGAAGGTTGCCGCCGGACACGACAAGGAAGTCGAATTCATCGTATTGATCTACAATCGATGAGGTCAACACCAGAGGATTGAACGTTCCAGTCATATAGGCTCGTGAACCAGAGTGCCAAATATCTACCCAAGAAGAGGAAAAACTGGCTGAACAGGAAATGCTGGCCGACATAGCGTATATGCCAGTGGAAACCCTTTGTGCTACAAAGTCTTGCTCATAAGATGATGAAACAGACACAGAGTGATCACGAAGAGTTACAGTCACAGGCTCAGATAGGTCTTCGAGTTCTCCTCTTACGAAGTTGTATAAATACAGAAAACTTTCTGCATCATATGCAAAATTCTTTCTATTATCCTTTATCACATCGTTCCAACGAGCTTCAACATACGGTAAGCGATCTATGAACTTAGTCTCTCTAGAATGAAACGCTTTCCTAAAATAAGAGCCAGAAGTTCCACTCTCCTCAACGTTACCTAGCTTAACGATAAGTCCATTGTTTTCAATTGCTCCTGTCAGCCAGTTAACAACGATGTCAGTTATGTCTACTTCTAAATTCTCACTACCTCTATCGAAGTGTTGAGATGCACTGCCGAAACCTACGGAAAGAAAGTCAGAACCAGTTACCAACCAGCTCTCAGTCGATGTGGGTTGAATCCAATTGACAGCACCCCTGTCTCTGTCTCTGTCGTCATCAAGTCCCTTGCCTTCGTCCCAACTACGTGATAGCGGAAATACAAACAAATCAAAACTTTCAGGGATAGTGTCTCCGTGAACAAGATCAAACATACTTAGGACATAATTTACGCTTGAAGATGGAACCACTCCTTCATCATAGATTTTTCCAGACAATTCCGTAATATCAAATTGGATTAAAGACCTCGCCAAGCCAAGCGTACCAGAAGGAAGTCCAGTATCATCAGAAAAAACGTTCAAAGAAGGAGATAGACCGTGGTTTGAGCCAGTTGATTTTACAGTAACATCGTTACCTAAAATACGATTTGTAATCCACGAATCTTTGGAAGAATATGATCTAAAAAGCCCCATTATTTAGCGGTTCCTACAATGTCTTTGTTGGGATAGCGAACTTCATATATTGCGTTTTCTTTTGAATAAATAATTCCATTCTGCGTATTTTCAGCAATATTGTGAACAGAAGTTGAGTACGACCTTGAATCAAAATTTCCAACTCTATTTATAAAATTCAAATCAATTAAAGACAACACACCAGGAACATCGCTTATCACCTTGTATATTTTAGTAATGTTAATTGGCTGATTTATTTGCCACTTCTCAATGTCGAAAAACTCTCTCAATGCATTGATGCAATTTGCCAAAACTTCAGATTTATTAAAGTCTGGATTTGTTAAAATGCTGAAGTTAATTCCAATATTAAGAATCTCTCCGTCCAAAATTTCAATTGCATCAGTCGCCATACGGAATCTTGATATGTATGTTTTTAAGTTTGTCTTTAGATCACTAGGGGCAGCCGCTACGAATCCGTTTGAGTCTCTGGCGAAAATAATCAATTCTACTGCATTTTTATTCAATGCGCTCACTTTGCCATTGGCTCTAAATACAGAACCGAACTTAACTGGCATAGACAATGCTCTCACAACAAAGTCGGGAATAGTTACTGCCCTACCTTGCGACGCATGGTGTGCCGAGATTAATTGACGAACTTCGTCCAAAGATAGCTCATCTCTCCCTCCTCTTATTGGTCTTGAGTTAAGCACTGAAAAAGAACTTCCAACATCCCTAATTGTAGATGTATCTAAACTCGAATCACCTATATCAAAGACACTCTCTGCTACGGTAGAAATTGCCTCAGAGCCTGCATTCGTGTTGAATCCTCCACCTACTCTATACTTCACCGTCAAGGTAGTATTAACAGGAGCCAGACCTAATGTTCTGGTTTTCAAAAAATTCTGAGGATCTAAAGTGAAATCGGTGAACGTATCTTTACCAAATAAAGGTAAAGCTAAATCTCCAAGATCAGGAATCAATTCACCATCAAAATTTTGAGCATCCCCAGTGCCAAATTTCAAAGACATCTTTTTTGTTTCCGTATCAAATTCAGTAACAAATCGAAACGGAACAGCCCTGAGCTTCAAGACAAACGGAACTTCTGTAGCGTCATCTCCGGTATTCGATACTCCGTCAAAGAGCGTATCTTGAGCTAAAAAGTCTACCTCAAACCATTCGTTTCCTTCTGAGTCAGAAACTTCCAAAATCTCCAGAACATCTGAATCTGGAATGGTTATGTTTTTGAATGCCTCGTATGCCCCTATGGAGAATGTTGCTGTCTTAGTTTCCCCAGCTTTAACGTCAACATCTTCCAGCTTAAGCACAAATGTGGTAGGATTTTGCGTATCTGCATCTCGTTGTCCCACTTGGACAAATTCTGAATTAGAAATATCTATCTTACTAAAGTCAGCGTCTACTAAAGTTTCATATGTTTCTCCGGCGTCGCTCTTTAGTTTAGCTCCTCTTTTTGCGATACCTGCATATCTCATGTCTGGTATGATCTCTTCGTTGCTTCCTGTCGCAGGAACTTCCAGGAAACCGTCAACAGCACCCGCAGCAGACGCCTTCCCAAAGGCTGGGAAACCTAACTGCTTCGCATGTTTAAATACGTTCTTCCTCTCTCTGGCGGTCTCAACGAAGGATTCTTGAAATTTCTTATCTAGATAGAACGACATATTGTCGCCAATAAAAGACGCCATCTCTAATAGCATTATTCCCACGGAAGATTCGTTAAAATCTTGTACTGTATCGGGAAAATATATCCTAAGATGCTCTACTAGATCTCTCTTGAAAGACTCAAAATCACGATTTAAGTATTTTATTGCTCTCTGTTTTTGCGATGTGGTTGCCATTGTTATGCCCTAATCCTCTGCTTAAGAAATCTCGTAACGTCAAGATTGCCAACCGAAAATTCAATCTCAATGCTAATTTCCTGCTTTCTTAATGTCGAATCTGTGGTCGAATCAAATACGTCTACTCTAACTAAATTTACAAAAGGCAACCACTTATCAACAGCATCATTAATTAAGTCAGCGGCGACTTGTCTCAGATCTGCGCCTTGAAGTTCGAAAATAACTTGACGTAAATTTGCGCCATAATCAAAGTGTATCGGCCTCTCACCATGGTTGGTAATTAACAGAAGCCTAATGTCGTCAGAGATAGCGTCTAAGGTAGACTCGTTTGTCAAAAAAGCGCCTCTATTAGACTTTTGTAGAGGCCATGCGAGATTAATGGATTCAGCCATATCAATAATTAGTTAGGCATCAGTTTCTAGCTCTTGTAAGACTTCTTCTGCAATAGCAAAAATCTCAGATTGATTAAGATTTTTTGATCCAACTCTTTTTTCAACTTCTTTTTGAAGAATTTTTGTTTTTTCTGGATTGCCTGCTATTTCTAGATCAAAAATGAAGTTTCTATTTTCTGTCGGAGTTGCATCTTCAATCTTTGTCCTAAATCCTGAATCAATAAGTTTAACATCTCGTCTCAAAGGCTTGAAAGTCGGACGTGGCCTTTGGCGGAAACCAGGCAAAGGAGGAGGAAACGAACCATTGGCTTTAAAGAATTTTTTTTGTCTTTTCACTTCTTTCTTTTTGTTTTTTATCTCTTCTTTTTCTTGGTCTGTTTCTGCTTCTTTTTTTGCAGAATTTAAAGAAGAAAGAGCAAGACCAGCAAGGCCAGAAAAAATCATTAACGAAATTCCTGGAGCTGTTGGAACTAAATCTACAGGCAGCACAGGAGCCATTGTTACTGGAACTTTCGTCTTAAGACTAATGGCAATATAAGTTTGCGTGGTTGGGATAGCGACAGTAACCACATGAATTTGTTGAATATCGCCAGGAGCGCCGGCTGGCAAAAGGATTGTATCCAATATTTTTGTAGATGCTGCTGTGGTAGATATTGTTGTCATCTTTTATTCTGTCTTGTGATTTTTTGACAAAATTTTCGCCAAAGCAGATTGAACACTTGCTATAGAACCTGCTGTAGCAGGCAATGCACCACCAGACACACCAAAGGCACCAAAAGAAGCATCAGAAACAAGAGCAGCAACAAGAGGAGTCAAAACTTCATTTAGTAGGATGTTTCCCAAAACTAAAGGTTCAGAAGAGCCATTGCTGCCCAACTTTATTGCGTTAGAAATTACAGTCAAATTTGGCGTATCTAAGATAGTGTCCCCAGAAGTCTCTAAAGTAACATCCCCGGCATCATTGACAAAAAACTTAAATTCTTGATCTCCACCAACGACAATTTTAAATCCAGAGCGAGCAACTATCCTAACTTCGTCAGCTTTCGATACAATCGAAGCTTGAGCGCCTGCGGCATCCCCAGCATCAATTTCGAAATTAGAATCCACATCAGACTTCATAGAAATATATACTCTGGCTTTATCGTCAGCCATGTTCATGTCGTCTTTGTCTGATCTCCCTACAACTATGTCGATCGTCCCAGCTTCTTCTTTTTCTCCAGAATCTATGTCAGATGGTCTATCACGACCAAGAACGATTGCAGAATTATTTGATCCTTCTATGCACCTGTCTCCAACTCTAGCTTTAAATAAAGGAACACCTTCAACAACAAACCCTTCAGAAGGACTTCCTTTTCCTTTTTCTGTCTTCAGGGCCTCATCTGTATCTTGTACTGCTTGTTCTGCACTGATCTTAGTGAAGTCGTTGTCTTCATTTTTTTCGTATTTTTTTATGCCCGGAGTGAAGTTAACATCTGATATTTCGTTAGGTTCGGCAATTCTAGTAACCCAAAGGCCATGAGAATTTTCTGGATCTTCAAATATAACATAGACATGTTCGCCCTCCTTTAAGGGAAGTACGTCATGAGGAAACATAGGCCAAAATACACCTAAGTCTTCATCTGCTGTGTTTTTGTCCATGCCATTTGTTATGACTCTGGCTACAATGCTGTTTCGTGGATTTGGAGACGGAGACTCTTCTAGCTGACCACCAACATGATCGATAGAAACTACTGAAGCTCTATAAAAAACTTGGTAACTATCTAAGTTACCTTCAATGTAGTCTTTTATTAAGTTGTCGAGGATTCTATTCGGATGCTGGATGTCCTTCAGTCTTAACGGGCGTCTGCTCTTCGGCATTTCGTTTCTGAATCTCCTTTTCGATTAATTGAGTAAGAGAGTTTGAGTCATCAACTCTTACACCACGATCAATAAATTCCGCAGTTAATAGCTGAAGTTCTTTCCTATATTTACCAAACTTCTCTAACTTTGGTGCCAAATCAACCGCTAAGTGAACATACTCTTTCACTACATAATTATATCTACATTCAAGTTCGGATATGTCGGCATCTTTAAGGCTCATTATTGCATACGCTTTCTGTTCCTGATTCTTCTGAGCTTGCTGAAGTTTCTTTCGGTTCTACTTCTTCTATTGTTTTTGTTTTTTCCTTCTCTTCGTATGGAAAATCTTGAGACAACGCTTTATTAATTGCTGCAATATCCGCATCATTTATCGCATCGTTATCGCTGGATTGGGATTTCTGAATCAACTTTGCCAACTCTAAAACTTGATTTGTCTGTTTTGTCATTAATTCTGCGTATTTAGCAAGAGTATCGCCTGCGATGGCATATCTTTCGGGCTTTTCTTTGACGTATGTCTTCAAGTCATCGTATAAATCCTTGATTTCTTCACGATCTTCCTTGAATTGACCCCACAAAAGGTCATATACAGAATCTAGATTTTCGTCTTCAAAACTCAACTTTAAATCTCTCCACCAAAATATCTTCGCTTAAATAAGCCGTATTTCTTTTTGAATTTCGATAAATTAGTAACAACCTGTTTTGTAGTTAATCCAGTCATTTCTCTGATATATAAGTAGATACTTTTCTTATTATATAGAGGTATAACATCTGGATTGGAGAGCAAAATAATAATTGCTTCTAATACTTTTCTCTCTTGGTCTTTCTCGAATTTGTCTCTCCAGGACTTAACTTCACTCTTCAAGAGTGAGACAAATTCATCCTTAACCAGCCCGTCTTCATGATAATAAACAACAGATTTATGTTCGCTTCTTTCTAATTCAGAGATCAAATCTTTATCAAAGCTTATATTTAGTCTGTTCTTTTTCTTTTGAGTCTTAACTCTTTGTATGAACCAGTTCTTAGCAACTACATTAAAATAAGAAAAAGCCTTATGGCCTTTTGATTCATCAAATTTTGTCAAATTTTCAAAAAGAAAGGAAATGCAATCATTCTTCAAGCTGTCTATATTTCCTAAAGTATGAAACTTATAAACAAACATAACATTTTCAACTAACTTAGAAAATGCTGGCTGTATCTTTTCTACGAAAATTTCTTTTCTTTCCTCAACGTCTTCTGCTCTCTTGAAGAGAACGATCGCTTCTTGAGTTTTGTCATTGAAATAGTTATCGCTGCTACTTCCCTTTCTTTTTCTTCTTCTTTTTTTCGTTTTGTTTTCCAACATTATT